ATTAATAAATAATATATGGCTGAGTCAGTACATAAGAATTTTCCAAGTCAAGTCGTAAGCGACGTAGAGAAGTGTAGTTACGACTACGGTTTAAAAGTAGGTAAAGCTATACAGTCTGAGTGGTTTGACAAATCAAGCAACAACAAGTTTACCTCTTATCAAAACAACTTTCACAATTTAAGGTTGTACGCTAGAGGTGAGCAATCAATACAAAAGTATAAAGACGAGTTATCTATAAATGGAGATTTGTCTTATTTAAACTTAGACTGGAAGCCAGTTCCAATTATACCTAAGTTCGTGGATATATTAGTTAATGGTATGGCCAATAGAACTTATGACATAAAGGCATACTCTCAAGATCCTTACGGAGTTTCTAAGAGAACTGAATACATGGAGAGTATAATTAGAGATCTTAACAATAAAGAGTTCAATGACACAGCGTCTGAGCTTTTTAACATGGATCTTTATGAAAATGAAAAAGAAAAGCTTCCAGACTCAGAAGAAGAATTAGCTTTGCACATGCAGTTAAACTACAAGCAAGCAGTAGAGTTAGCTGAAGAGCAGGCTTTAAATGTACTACTTGAGGGAAGCAACTACGAACTTATTAAAAAAAGGTTTTATTATGATCTAGCTGTGCTCGGTATGGGCTGTGTTAGAACTAGCTTTAACACATCGGAGGGAGTTAAGGTGGATTATGTTGATCCAGCTAATTTAGTTTATTCGCATACAGACTCTCCTTACTTTGATGATTTGTATTATATTGGTGAAGTTAAAACAATACCTATAAACGAGTTAGTAAAAGAATTTCCTCATTTAACACAAGAAGACTTAAAAGAATTTCAGTCAAAGTCCGCATTTTACAATAGAGGTAGAACATACCAGCAAGTAGACAAGGATATAAACAAGGTCCAAGTGTTATACTTTAACTACAAGACTTATACTAACGAAACTTATAAGCTTAAGCAAGTTGGTAGTGGTGGAGAAAAAGTTATAGAAAAAGACGATTCATTTAACCCTCCCGTAGATAAAGAAGGTAATTACAATAGAATACAAAGACAAATAGAGTGCTTGTTTGAAGGTGCTATGGTTGTTGGAACAGAAAAACTATTAAAGTGGGAAAAGGCTAAAAACATGATGAGGCCTAAAAGTGACTTTACTAAGGTTAAGATGAACTACGCTGTTGTTGCGCCGAGAATGTATAACGGCAGGATAGAGTCTTTGGTTAGCCGTATTACTGGTTTTGCTGACATGATTCAGTTGACGCACTTAAAGTTACAGCAAGTAATGTCACGTATGATACCTGATGGCATCTACCTTGATGCTGATGGTTTAGCTGAAATAGATTTAGGTAACGGAACAAACTACAATCCACAAGAAGCTTTAAACATGTTTTTTCAAACAGGTTCTGTTATTGGTAGATCGTTTACTGGTGATGGCGATCAAAATCCTGGAAAAATACCTATTCAAGAAATAAATAGTTCTGGTGGAGGGCAAAAGCTTCAAAGCTTAATAAACACTTACAACTATTACTTACAAATGATAAGAGATGTTACAGGGTTAAATGAAGCAAGAGACGCTAGTACTCCTGACGCTAACTCTTTAGTTGGCATACAAAAGCTAGCTGCAGCTAATTCAAACACAGCCACGAAGCACGTGTTAGAAGCTGGATTATACTTGACAGCTGAAACGGCTGAGCTGCTTTCTTTAAGAATATCTGATATAATAGAGTATTCGCCTACGAAAGAAGCGTTTATACATGCTATAGGAGCTCATAATGTAGCTACACTAGAGGAGATGAGTAATTTACACTTGTATGACTTTGGCATATTTATAGACCTAGCCCCAGACGATGAGCAAAAACAAATGCTAGAAAACAATATACAGATAGCACTGTCTAAAGAGTTAATAGATTTGAATGATGCTATAGATTTAAGAGAGATCAAGAATATAAAGCTGGCAAATCAACTGCTTAAAGTAAGAAGAACTAAGAAGCTAGAAAGAGAACAGCAAATGCAGCAAGAGAACATAAAAGCTCAAGCAGATGCTAACGCTCAATCACAGCAGGTTGCAGCTGAAGCTGAGGTTAAGAAGAAGAAAGATCTAATTCAAGCTGAAATACAGCTAGAGCAAGCTAAATCAGAAATGCAGAACATGATACTTGAAAAAGAAGCTGAAGTTAAAAAGAAGCTTATGGATCATGAGTTTGAGCTGCAGATGAAGATGAAAGAAATGGAGGGTGGATCGATGTCTGATAAAGAAAAAGAAGATAGAAAAGACAAGCGATCTAAAATGCAGGCCACTCAACAATCAGAGCTAATAAACCAAAGAACAAACAATGCTCCACCTAAAAACTTTGAATCATCAGGTAATGATATACTTGGTGGAGTGAATTTATAACACTAATTTATATATTATTTTATTATGGAAGAAAACGAAAACATTGAGGAGGTAAAGTCTGTGGACGAGCAGCCTCAAGTTGAAGAGCAAGTGGAACAAGAGGTAGATTTAAGTAAATTTGAATCAGCTGACGATCCAGATGTAATTAAAGTAGACTTGAGTAAACCTTTAACAACAAAAGAAGATGCCGATACAGAGCAAGAAGCAACAGACGTGGTTGCAGATGAACAAGCCGAAGTTGTACAAGAAGTGGTTGAAGAAGTATCACCAAGGGACGAGGCCGTTCAAACTGAAGAACCCGTTGCAGAATCTACAGAGGTAGAGGATATTGGTGAAGCTTTAAAAGAAGCTGAAGAAGCTGGTAATCCAGTTCCTGAAAACTTGCAAAAGCTCGTTGATTTTATGAATCAAACTGGAGGAAGTGTTAATGATTATGTTAATCTAAACAAAGACTACAGTGAGATGGATAACTTAACAGCTTTAAAAGAGTATTATAAAACAACAAAACCACATTTAAGTGGTGATGAAATAGAGTTCTTATTAGAAGATCAATTCAAGTACGAAGAAGATGTAGACGATGAAAATCTTATAAGAAAAAAGAAAATAGCCTTAAAAGAGCAAGTTGCGGAGGCTAAAGCCTATTTAGACGGGCAAAAGTCTAAGTATTACGAAGAAATCAAAAGCGGATCTAAACTTCCAGACGAAGCGCAGAAAGCTATTGAGTTCTTTAACCGATATAATGAAGAGTCGGAGCAGAATGCTAAGCAGCAAGAAATGTTGAAAGACAAGTTTCTTAAAAAAACAGACAATGTTTTTACCAGCGATTTCAAAGGTTTTGAATACGAGGTTGGTGACAAGAGGTTTAGGTTCAACGTAAAAAATGCTGATGAGGTTAAGAACACTCAAAGCGACATTAATAACTTTGTTCAAAAGTTTTTGGATAAAGATGGTACAATGTCAGACGCTAAAGGTTATCACAAATCTCTATACACAGCGATGAATGCTGATGCTGTTGCTAAACACTTCTATGAACAAGGTAAAGCCGATGCTCTCAAGGAGAGTGTTGCGAAGGCCAAGAATGTGGATATGTCTCCAAGACAAGGACACAATACTATAGAGGCTGGAGGACTTAAGTTCAAAGTGTTAGGTGACGATACTTCGACTTTTAAATTTAGAGGAAAAAAAGGAAGGAAATAGTTTCCTTTCATAACTTTTAAAACAATTTATTATGCCAATACAAGGTGTCCCAGCTGGTAGTTTTACTCCGGCTGCTCAAAAAGTGACGTTGGCCAGTGCATATCTTGACTTCGCAACTGCGGGTGCAAATAACTGGGCTCAACAATATTTACCAGACCTAATTGAAAAAGAAGCTGAAATTTTTGGAAACAGAACTATCGGTGGATTCTTATCTCAAGTAGGTGCTGAAGAATCTATGACTTCTGATCAGGTTATCTGGTCTGAACAAGGTAGATTACATTTATCTTACAATGGTACTGCTGCTGTTGTTGCTGGTAACGACGTGATTACTTTAACTACTGATATTGACGGTGCAGCTGTAGGTGCAACGACTCACGGTATTAGACAAGGTGACATGGTGTTAATCTCTGATGGTAACACTACTGCAACTGCTTATGTTGACGTTGTTACTGCAGGTGCTGCTACTATTGAAGTAGAGACTTATGGTGCTGCAAACTTAGCTGGTGCTGGTATTAACGTTGGTGGTGCTGCTGTATCTTTATTCGTTTTCGGTTCTGAATTCGTTAAAGGTGAAGTAGGACGTAACGCTTCTAACGAGCCTCAGTTCAAGAGTTTATCTAACCAACCAATTATCCTAAAAGACAAGTTTGAGGTATCAGGATCTGATGCATCTGCTATCGGTTGGGTTGAAGTGTCTGGAGAAGATGGACAATCAGGTTACCTATGGTACTTGAAAGCTGAAGGTGATACTCGTACTCGTTTTGCTGACTACTTAGAGATGGCGATGATTGAGTCTGAGAAAGCTGTAGCTAACATTGCTGATTATCAAGGTAACGGTGCGTTAATTAAAGGTACTGAAGGTTTATTCGCTGCTTTAAAAGCTCGTGGTAACCAAGCTTCAGGTATTGATACTGTTTCTCCTCCAGCTGTTAACTTAGCTGAGTTTGACGCTATTCTAGCTGAGTTCGACAAGAACGGTGCTATTGAAGAAAACATGATGTTCTTAAATAGAGATTCATCTTTAGCTATCGACGATATGCTAGCGGGTATGAACTCTTACGGAGCTGGTGGTTCTTCTTACGGTGTGTTCGATAACGAGGAAGATATGGCTATGAACTTAGGTTTCACAGGATTTAGAAGAGGTTCTTATGACTTCTACAAGTCTGACTGGAAATACCTAAACGACAAAGCTACTCGTGGTGGAATCATGGATACTGTAACTAACATTCGTGGGGTTGTAATTCCTGCTGGTGTATCTTCAGTGTATGATCAAGTATTAGGTAAAAACCTAAAACGTCCATTCTTACACGTACGTTACAGAGCTTCTCAAACAGATGATCGTAGATTAAAAACTTGGACTACTGGTTCAGTTGGCGCTACTACTTCTGATTTAGACGCGATGGAAATGCACTACTTATCTGAAAGATGTTTAGTGGTACAAGGTGCTAACAACTTTATGTTGTTATCATAATACTCAATAGAGGGGAGGATAACTCCTCCTCTCTTTTTTTTTAATTATTATTATATTTTATTATGGCAAAAAAACAAACAAAGAAAGTAGAGGTAGAAGAACCTCAAATAGAAGCTACAAACGAAATGACTGAGGTTGTTATTGAAAAACCAAAAGTTAAAACTGTAGTTAAAGAAAATAAACCTACTTGGGAAATAAAAGATAGAGTTTATCATTTAAAAAACAACAATAGACCTCTTAGTTATTCTATAAAAACACACGGTGTGCACTGGTTTGATGAAGAAAAAGGTTATGAGCGAGAGCTTATGTACACTAGTAATCAAAGAACTGTTTTTGTAGATGAAATGGTAGGAGATAAAAGACTTGAGCATGTGGTTTTTAGAAACGGCGTGTTAACAGTTCCTAGAAATAAAACTGTACTACAAAAGTTTTTATCACTATATCACCCACTAAGAGATAAGCTATTTGTTGAAGAAAAACCTGTTGAAAGAGCTGCTAGTCAACTAGAGATGCTAGAGTTTGAAGTTGAAGCTTTATTAATGGCAAGAACAATGGATATTGATGTTGCTGAAGCTATAATGAGAGTAGAAATGGGATCTAAAGTGTCTGAGATAAGTTCTAAGGAGCTTAAAAGAGATTTACTTCTATTCGCTAAGCGAAACCCTGTTCTTTTCTTAGAGTTAGCCAATGATGATAACATTCAGCTTAGAAACTTTGGTATTAAAGCAAATGAAATAGGATTAATATCTTTATCTAGTGACCAAAGAACATTTAGCTGGTCTTCTACAGGTAGAAAACTAATGACAGTTCCATTTGATGAACATCCTTACTCTGCATTAGCAGCTTGGTTTAAGACTGACGAAGGTATGGAAGTTTACTCAAATATTGAGAAACAACTGTAATCACTATATAGTAGAGCAGCCACTCTTATATAGGGTGGTTGCTTAACTATAAAAAATACACAAATGGCAGTAAGTATAGATACAGTATATCAAAGGGTTTTGGCTATTGCCAACAAAGAACAAAGAGGCTATATAACGCCTCAAGAGTTTAACTTGCTAGCTAATCAAGCTCAGTTAGAGGTATTTAACTCTTACTTTTACAAAGTGAGTGGTAATGCTAGAACAGACGCTGACACAGTTCCTTTTGATGAAAAAAATACTTCTGAAGGCGACATAAAACAATTCTTAAAAGAAAAGCTAGCTCCATTTACTACTATAGCTGCAGTTATTGGTGGAACAACATTTCCAACTAACTACATGGTAGGTTCTATATTTGCTAACGGGCAAGAAGCTAATAGGCTAGATAGAAACACTATTGATAATTTAAACAAGTCT